CATACCGAAACAACACGGAAAGGAAACCGCAGCCATGACCACCACAGCGAAAATTACCGTCGCAGAGGAAAACACCCAGCGCCTGATCGCCCGCGCCAACCGACTGGGCTACATCGTCGTCATGATCGACACCACCGAGAAACTGGTGATCGAGATTCGGCCCTCGACCCTCGAGCCTTACACTCCGCCGCTGTGCCAGGATTGGACGACCGGCGAGTGGACGATTCAGACCACCGCCTACGGTGCACTCGACCTCGCCGAGATCGAAAAGGTCACCGACGGCTACGGGCGCGCCGCAGCCATGGTCAGCGAACTGGAACACCTGACGGCCGCCGATGTGGTGAATTACAGCGTCGCCCGATAAGCCGCAAACAGCTCAAAGGAAACCCTGCCACGAGCGGGGTTTTCCTCGTCATACAACCACCGACGAGTAAGAGATGAGGATCGCTATTTTCATTCGAGAATAAGCCGAAAAGGACTGGATATAACCCGAAACCTATGGCTGTATATACATACCGAAACAACCACGGGAAAGACAAAGGAAAAGCAGCCATGAACAGCCAGATCAAGACCATCAAGCAGATCGCTAAAGAGCACAAGGTGTTGGGGCACGCGATGAGCTTCGGCGACTGGGTGATCGCCACCAACCGGATCTGGAACGACGAGCGCGCCGCCTACGATCATTTCGCCACCCTCTACAAGCGCACTGACACCGACCACGCGATCCACATGACCGACTCCGACGAAGCCTTCATCGACGAAGGCCACGCCACCGCCTGGGCTATCGGCATGGCAACCACCTACGACACCGACCAGGCCAACCGCTAAATCCGATCGACTCACCCTCCTGCCTGCCTCGACCGCTCTGGCCGGGGCCGTGCTCTCACCAGTGTTTAGCCTCGCAACCCGGGCCCTTTCTTATGCCTAGGAAGGAGCTCACCCGTCATGGCCACGGTTGCGACAAGCGGCAAGCAGGCAGCGCCAATTTACCTATGGCGAGCCGCCAGCCAAGAGATGTAGATCTCTAGTTTTGCCCCGAGAATGAGCCGATTAAGACTGGGTATGGTGGCGGGTCTATGGCTGTATGTACATACGCAAACAACCACAGCGACAAGGGGAAACAGCCATGACAACGACGATGAGCCGCACGGACCTCAACCAGCTACTGACCACGATCACCAACGAGCGTTTCGACTACATCCCCACCCTCGAACAGCGCCTCTCCGACGAGCTCGACTTCCACGAGGTCAGCGTCTGGGGCCTGCGTCAGATCCTGACCCAAGCCTTCGAAGCAGGCCTCAAGGCCGGACACAACGGCATCACGACCATCACCGACTAGACCCAGCCCGCCCTGACCACACCGGCCGGGGCCGCGCTCTCACCAATGTACAGCCCCACAATCTGGGGCTTTTCTTCTACCCCCAGGAAGGAGCCCGCCCGTCATGGCCACGTATTCGCCAACTCGGTTCATGGCAGACGGCTCCACCTACGACAAGCGCAAAGCTGATTTCGCGGTCGCGTTCATCGAAGCACTGCGCCACACGAAGGGCCGCTGGGCAGGCAAACCCTTCCACCTGCTCGATTGGCAGGAGACGATTGTGCGGGACTTGTTCGGCACGATCAAGCCCGACGGGTATCGGCAGTTCACCACCGCCTATGTTGAAATCCCGAAGAAACAAGGCAAGTCCGAGCTCGCCGCTGCGGTGGCGCTGTTGTTGACGTGTGGGGATGGGGAGCAGGCCGCCGAAGTCTACGGGTGTGCGGCTGACCGGCAGCAGGCCTCGATCGTGTTCGAGGTCGCCGCCGACATGGTGCGCCAATCACCAGCACTCTCAAAACGCGTCAAAATCTTGAGTTCGCAGAAGCGGATCATCTACAAGCCCACCAACTCCTTCTACCAAGTCCTCTCGGCAGAGGCGTATTCGAAGCACGGCTTCAACATCTCCGGCGTGGTGTTCGACGAGCTCCACACCCAACCCAACCGGGCCCTGTTCGACGTCATGACCAAGGGCTCAGGTGACGCGCGCACTCAGCCGCTATATTTCCTGATCACCACCGCCGGAACCGACACCCACTCGATTTGCTACGAGCAGCACCAGAAAGCTGAGGATATCCTCGCGGGCAAGAAACACGACCCCACCTTCTACCCGGTCATCTACGGGGCGGACGCGGATGACGACTGGACCGACGAGGCGGTCTGGGCAAAAGCCAACCCCTCACTAGGTGTGACCGTCCCAATCGAGAAAGTCCGCGCCGCATGCAACTCCGCCCGCCAGAACCCGGCTGAGGAGAACACGTTTCGGCAGCTGCGCCTCAATCAGTGGGTCAAGCAGTCGGTGCGGTGGATGCCGATGCACGTGTGGAACCAGAACAACAACCCGGTCGACTTGGCGGAGTTGGAGGGCAGGCCATGCTACGGCGGGCTCGATTTGGCCTCGACGACGGATATCACGGCGTTCGTGCTCGTATTCCCGCCCTACGGGTCAGACGAGAAATACCGGGTCGCGCCGTGGTTCTGGATCCCTGAAGACAACCTGCCACTTCGCGTGGCCCGGGATCACGTGCCATACGACCTGTGGCACTCCCAAGGCTTCCTGGAAACCACGGAGGGTAACGTCGTCCACTACGCCCACATTGAGCACCACATAGAGGCCCTCGGCACCCGGTTTGATATCAGGGAGATTGCGTTCGACCGGTGGGGAGCCGTCCAAATGAGCCAAAACCTCGAAGGCATGGGATTCACCGTCGTCCCGTTCGGGCAAGGCTTCAAAGACATGAGCCCACCCTCGAAGGAGCTGATGAAGCTCGCGCTCGAAGGACGGCTCGCGCATGGCGGGCACCCGGTCCTGGGCTGGATGGTGGATAACATTCACGTCCGCACCGACCCGGCAGGCAACATCAAACCCGACAAACAAAAGAGCACGGAGAAGATCGACGGCGTGGTCGCCACCATCATGGCCTTAGATCGCGCCATCCGAGGCGGCAGCGCAAATGTAGGCGCATCGGTCTATGACGAGCGTGGGCTGCTCGTCCTCTAACGCTTCGACAATGCAAAGGCAGGCCCCTGTGGGACTTTTTGACTGGCTACGCGGCACACCGCGCCACGCTACGAACCATCAACTTTCTGGCCAGTATTCGTTCCTGTTCGGCCCCACCACGGCCGGGCGGACGGTGACCGAACGCAGCGCGATGCAGATGACAGCCGTCTACTCGTGCGTGCGGATCCTCGCCGAGGCGATCGCGGGACTGCCGCTGCACGTCTACCGCACTGGGCCGGACGGATCGAAAATCAAGGCCACCGATCACGGCCTCTACCGACTGCTGCATGATGAGCCGAACCCGGAGATGACGAGCTTCGTGTTCCGCGAAACGTTGATGACCCATCTGCTGTTGTGGGGCAACGCCTACGCCCAAGTCCTGCGCAACGGGCGTGATGAGGTCATTGGGCTGTATCCGTTGATGCCCAACCGTATGAGCGTCGGCAGAGATGAGGCAGGCCGCCTGTATTACGAGTACCAAACCAGTAGCGATGAGCCTTATGGTCAGTGGGAACGCGTCCGACTCACACCAGACGACGTGCTGCATATTCCAGGCCTCGGTTTCGACGGGCTGGTTGGGTATTCGCCGATTGCGATGGCGAAGAACGCGATTGGTATGGCGATGGCCACCGAAGATTACGGCGCATCGTTTTTTGCGAACGGTGCCGCGCCTGGTGGGGTGTTGGAGCACCCGGGCACGATCAAAGACCCGTCCCGCGTGCGTGAATCCTGGCAAGCCACCTTTGGTGGGGCACGGAACTCGAACAAGGTGGCTGTGCTTGAGGAGGGCATGAAATACACGCCCATCTCCGTGTCACCTGAGCAAGCCCAGTTCTTGGAGACTCGGAAGTTTCAGATTAACGAGATCGCCCGGATCTTCCGTATCCCGCCCCACATGATCGGCGACCTCGACAAGAGCTCGTTTTCCAATATTGAGCAGCAGTCGTTGGAGTTCGTGAAATACACCCTCGACCCGTGGGTGATCCGCTGGGAGCAAGCCATCACCAAAACCTTGCTCAGCGCACGCGAGAAACCTCAGGTGTTTGTGAAGTTCAACGTCGAGGGCCTCCTGCGCGGGGACTACGTGTCTCGAATGAACGGGTATGCGGTCGCCCGGCAAAACGGGTGGATGTCCGCCAACGACATCCGCACCTTAGAGAACCTCGACCGCATCCCAGAAGACCAGGGCGGGGATCTGTATTTGGTCAACGGGAACATGCTCCCGCTGGCGATGGCAGGCGCATACGCCACCACAACGACCAGCGAGGAGACGCCACCGGGCCTGCCGCCGCCGGAGGGCGATCCGCCGACTGGCGGTCTTATACCTGAACAACCATGTGAAAGGAGGAGCCGGTGAGACGGTTCTGGAACTGGGAGCCTGCTGCTCCCACAAGTGAAGGCCCAGCCAGTGATACCAGCCGGGTTTTGCGTATTAACGGCGTCGTCGCTGAAGAGTCCTGGTTTGAGGACGACATCACCCCAGCCCTGTTCGCGTCCGAGCTGAACTCAGGGAGCGGGGATGTGACGGTGTGGATCAATTCCCCGGGTGGGGATGTGGTTGCTGCCGCACAGATCTACAACATGCTCGTCGATTACCCGGGCCACGTCCGCGTCTGCATTGACGGGATTGCAGCCTCAGCAGCGAGCGTGATTGCGATGGCCGGTTCCACGGTTGCCATGTCGCCGGTGTCGATGTTGATGATCCACAACCCTGCAACGCTGGCGATCGGGGATGCCGAGGAGCTGGGTCGCGCGATTGACATGCTCGCCGCCGTCAAAGACAGCATCATTAACGCCTATGAGTTGAAGACGGGCATGTCGCGGGCGAAGCTCGCCAAGCTCATGGATCAAGAGACCTGGATGGACGCGCGGGCCGCTATCGCGATGGGGTTCGCTGACGAGTACCTCACCCGCAATGCCAAGCCCGCCGCCCCGGACGATCCTGACGAGGACGACGATCGCGACGAAGAGTCGGACGTTGACGAACCGGATGAGGACGAGCCGGACGTGCCGTTCCCGCCGGGTAAGCCCAAGAAGGTCGGCAATCGAATCCCGCTACGCGCTTCTGCTGGCGGGGTTGTGTATTCCCGCAAGCCTGCTGAGCAGCGTCTCGTTGCCCACCTCACCGATCACCGTCCACCCACCACGCCACCGCCCGTCAACCCGCCTTCTGCCGCACCTGCACCTGTGGGGCGGCGGGTGGTTGACCTGTATGCCGCCCTGACTAATCAAGCCCACTAACCCCTTTGAAGG